TTCCATTATATGTAGATATGGAAGTTTGTACTCCCTCATGGGCTACTAAAACAGATTTTGGTAAGGGTTTGCTCTTTATGCCAAAAGATGATATAATAGATTATATAGATTGGAGTGACTAGTGCCTAAAGAGAAGATAATTACTCCAGAACATTGGCGAAACATTATAAAGTGGAGTAAACATAAGAAACGTTCACGCTTAGAACGAGAACGAGTCTGTGAACTGATACATATGTTGGATGAGTCTATAGCTTTAACAGGGCTACAAAATGGAGAGTTGAATTCTATTTTATATAAGTTAAGAAAGGGGGGATAGATATGAAATGTCCAGCCTGTTCCATTAAGTTTGTTAGGAAGCATAATTGTAATAAAGCAGAAACTACGTTTTATATTTCTTCAGGGGAATTGACATGGACGTTACCACCAAAAAATAAGAAGGGGGATTAAATATGGCAAAAGTGAGTGTACATTTAGGATTTACATTTAGAGTTGGTGACTTAGCTACTAATCAATATGGACGTATGGATTTGTCTGTAGATCAGATTGATACTGAGCTACCAATAGATAAACAATTAGAAGACTCAAAACAAGCAGCGGAACAAGTATGGGCGTTTGTTAAAGGTAAGATTGACACACAGATTGATGAGGTATTGGATGAATCAGACTAAAACAGAGTCAGCAAGAATGGGAGTGTTAGAAGCCGTACTAGCTGAACGGGAACGGCAAGATAAGTTATGGGGAGATCAAATAGGTCATTCTGATGCGTGGTGGACTGTTATTTCAGCCGAAGAAAACGGTGAAGTAGCTAGAGCCGTTTATGAACAGAATGTTCCGCAGATTTATTTAGAGCTTATACAAACTTGTGCGGTATCATTTGCGTGGGCTGAGGCAATTTTAAGGAGGAGTGAATGAAAAATTCGGCTGAAGAAGTTATTGAGGATTTGTTAAAAAGTACTAAGTTAAATTTTCATAGAGGGTCTGACGATGCTTTTTTATATAGTCGGATTCCTTTTGGTATACCAGCCTTAGATAAGCTTACAGGTGGAGGAATACCTAAGAAACGAATGACAATTCTTTATGGCCCTACGAATGTAGGAAAATCCTATATAGCCTCACAAATAGTTGTCAATGCACAAAAAGCAGGAGGAACGGCGGCATGGATAGATACAGAACTATCATGGGATAGTGGTTGGTATGAAAAGTGTGGGATAGATGTGAAGAATATTTTAGTATCTCAGCCAGTAAATGGTGAAGAGGCTATGGATATGGTACGAGAATTGATGCAGAGTGGGGTAGATGTGATTGTTTTGGATAGTATTGCAGGATTAGTTCCTACTAATGTTGTGGAAGAAGAGTTTTCGTATAATCCTATGGCATGGCAAGCTCGATTTGTAAACTCTGCGCTACCTAAACTACTACCTAATTTAAAGAAGGGATCAGCTTTTGTGGCTATTAACCAAGTTAGAAGTAGTATAGGCCCAGTAGCTCTAGATAATATGCCGGGAGGTCTCGCACAGTCTTTCTTTGCTCACTTTTTATTGCAAGTGCGTAGGCATGGATGGATAGAAGATAAAAATAAGGTTAAGGTCGGGTTTGATATGGAGATACGGTTGAGAAAAACCAAGGTTGGTGGAGAAAATTGGGCTTCTGCTATAGTTCCATTTAGAGTGGAAGGTGGCATAGATGTTTTAGAAAGTTTTATTAGAGAAGCATTAGATAGGGGGTTGATACAGAGGGCTGGGGCATGGTATACTTATGGAGCGGATAAATCTATGGGTTTAAATGGGTTAAAGACATTCTTTTTAGAGAATCCAGCTAAAATAGAAGAACTTAAGGAGGCAATAATATGAGTGTGGATAATTATATTTTAATTAGAAAAGAAGAAACTATAAAGTATGTAGGATATGAAGAGTCTGCGTCTGCGGAAGCACCTAGTTATGCACGACCTGTCTTTGTTGCCCTTACTTTAAAGGATGCAATATTACATGCTCAGAGTTCAGAGATGGAATATGGATATCGTTTTGAATGGGGAGAGGAAGATGCTCCCTAAAGACTATACAGTACAAGAAACTACTATTGCGAAATGTTTATCTGAGTTAGGAATGCGGTATGAGCAACAATATGCCTTTTATCCGTATACGGTTGATTTTTGGCTTGCAGATATTTCAATGGTTATTGAAGCTGATGGTGTGTACGGACATTTACGTAAACGAGATATTAGGCGAGATAGTGAGTTAATGGATAGGTATGGGGTAGAGTATATTTTGCATATTCAAGAACTTAATAAAGGGGAGATTAAAGAGAGATTATGGCAGGGATTAAACAAATTAATAAAAAGGTAGACAAACCAACTAAAGTTACAAGGAAACCTAGGGTGAAGAATCAGGATACGTGGTTACTTAAACATTTAGAAAGGACATTACAATATACGAAGAAGTGGACAAATAAAGATGTATTCTATCCTTCCATGCTAGGTAATCCATGTGATAGGTATTTGTACTTGGCGTATAATGGACAGTTAGGTGATCAAGTTATTGATGCAAAGACAGCGAGGATTTTTGATCATGGTGGATCACTAGAAATTAGAATGAACAAATATTTTGGGCGAACAGGATTATTTTTAGCTGCGGAACAATCAGTTAGATTGAATATGCCGCCTATTTCAGGACGTTATGATTTCTTATTAAAACATGAGGAATATGGGAGAGTTATATTAGAATTAAAATCTATTAATGATAAAGGTTTTACAGCTTTAATTGATAGTCCTAAAGCTGAACATCTTTTACAATTACAGATTTATTTGAATTTGACAGGTATAGAAAATGGTGTGGTATTATATGAGAATAAAAATGATCAGGCATTGAAAGCATTTAAAGTAGTAAGGAATGAAGCTATGTGGAATGAGGTTTTGGAACGTTGTATGCGTATACAAGCCATGGTTCCTTTGACTATGCCTACACAGTGTACTGGAGAATTTTTCTGTGGATGTAGGAAGGTGAAATAATGGAAATAAGAGAGACACAATGGACACCTATAAAAGCATTAGGTAGGGCACAACAACAAATAGATGATCTAACTGTTCCTCCTTTAGGTAAGGAGATTATGAAAGATTATCAATTGACTTTTACTAATCTTATGAATGAAGATAATCGTAAATTAGAGGAGTATTTAACGGCATATGGTGGGTATAAAGCATATTTAGAAACTCAGTTAGCTGATATATCCTCTAAGAAAAATGCCTTAGAAGCAGCCTTTGATGAAGGGTATGCTACAGCGATTTTTCGTTTGGCTGAGGAACGAGAAGAGGAGGGTAAGAAGAAGCTAACTCGTGAAGAGGTACGAGGTGCGGCTATGTCGAAATATGACCAGCTTAAAGAACTTAGACGAGAAGTAATCGAACAAGAAATTGTCCATACTAGAGTAGCTGGGTTACTTAGTGCTTATAAAGCCGCATACGATGCTGTTTCAAGAATAGTAACTTTGAGAACATATGGAACTGACAACATTAGATATGGATAATATCGAGCCTGTTATGGATGGTAATTTATATATGGGCATAGATTGTTCAAGTAAAGCTATTCATAGCGTGTGGATAGATGAACAGGAACAGCTTATAGCTCAATGTAAATGGGGGAGTAAAAAGAAAAATTTTGAGGACAGATTTCTTGATTTTGGGTTAGACTTTTGGGAGTCTGTTAGTAAAATAAAAGTAATACTGAATGATTTGGTTCCAGTACAAGCTGCCGTCGAAGCAGCTATTTATATCCAAAATCCTAAAGCAACTATAGCTATAGCATCAGTGTCTGGCTTGGCTCGTTTTGCATGTTTTGTGCATGGGTTTGATTGTGAATTTGTTGATAATACCAAATGGAAAAGAGATATCTTAGGTAAGGGCAACGCTTCTAAAATAGAAATTAAAGAATTTGCGATAACCAAATGGGGTGACGATAAGTTTCCAGAACAAGACTTTGCTGATGCAGCTTGTATAGCATTATGGAAAAAAAGGAGGATTAAGAATGGTAGGAGGACTTAGAAAAGTTGATAAACCAATTAAAATTGGGTTTCATTCACCGATTGAAAAGGAGCCTAAAGAATATGAAGATCATTTTCCAGATGATCTAAGGACAATAGAAGAGGTAAAACAAAAGTATGGAAAGGTTGTATGGTGTCAGTATACTGAGTGTAAGTATAATGAGGCTGTACAAGGGTTACAAAGAACATCAGGTACACTATTACAGAATAGAGAATATGTTCCTTTAAATGAACAAGAACATATCTGGGCCAATATATGTACAAGAGATGAAATAGGGATTAAATTTGATCTTGTGATTACTGCTACGGGTTATAAGATTAAAGTGCCTTCTTGTTTTACAGCAGTATCAGGAGTATCAGGCCATAAAGATTGGAGTAGTCTACTTCAGGGAGATGGGTCACCATTTGGTGGGAATATTGATTCACAAAATACTAGAAATAGTGGTTATTAATATCAGGAGTATGTTATGCCTAAAAGATTTCCAGAAAAAGTTAAATTAAGTGCGATGGAAATGTATTTGAAGGGAGATCAACCTGCAAAGGATATCGCTGCGACCATTTCTAAGACATATAAAGTTCATGTAACGCCTTCTACGATTTATTCGTGGGCACGATCTGCAAATTGGAAGAATACGCAGATTGCTGCCCGAACAGAGGGTATGACTGCTGTACAGGAAAGGGAAAGTGTTCGCTTTGCTAGGCTTCAAGATGAACATTTAGATACTTATGAACGTATGCGTCACAAAGCTGACCATGAATTAGTGGGTTTGACATATACTAGAGCTTTTGATGCGGCTAAAGCAATTGATTTAGGTATTCAAGGAGAGCGTAAAGTTATGGAGGGGTTAATTAATCTTCAATTTGTACAGGATGTTTTAGGGGTATTAGTAGAAGAGATTAGTGATCAAGAAGTTCTTAAGCGCATTTCTGTAAGGATGAAAAGCTTGATGCAGAATAGGTCTGACAATGGCTAAAGAAGGAGTAACAACTTTTGCTAAAGCTTTTGATGTCCTAGCGCAGGGGTTGCAGACACATCAAGCTATACGCATGGGGAGTTTTTGGGAGTTTTTACGAGATGTGTGGTCTCAAGGGTTTGATCACCCAGAGTATTTTCAGGCATGGCATATAGGAGTTTTAGCTGATGATATTGAAAAGGCTTTAGCAGACGGGAAAAATTATGTAGCTGTTTTACCTAGATTCCATTTTAAAAGTACTGTTTTAGGACATGCTTTTAGTATTTGGCAGTTATTAAAAGCACCTAGAGATTGTTCTATATTATATTTATCGTATAGTGATGGCATGGCTAAATATCATATTAATGAGATTAATAAAACTGTTGCTAGAAATCCTGAATTGAAGGAGATGTTCGTAAGTAAAAACCCAAAAGCGGATTTTTCTTTTAGATATACTGTAAATAATAAGCCAATGGAGATTATGCATGGAGGTCTTTTTTCATTTAAACGAGGTATGCATGTTAATGGGGCGTTAATTGCGGATGATGTATTACGTGATCCAGAAAATCCATTGAATCCTGCACAACTTACGAAAGTTGAAGATCACTTTTTAACAGAATCTTTATTTATTCCGTTGAAGGGTGTTCCAATTATAGTATTAGGTACTCCGATGATGCCCGGGGATTTGTTGACAAAATTGCAAAATGATGATAGATTTATAAGTAGGGTTCTTCCTGCGCTAGACCCTACCCCTACTCGTAGGGTGCTTATGCCGGAATTATATAGTGAACAATGGTTATTACAACAGCAAGAAGCTAGACCAAAGTCCTTTGCTTCTGAGTTTATGTTGATTCCGCACTTTTCAACGGAATCCTATTTTGAACCTGAAGATGTTGCAAAGTGTGAAGATGTGACTTTAAGAAATTTTCCTGCAACAAAGGCGTATGAAGTTGATGAACAGGTAGATATTTTTGCTGGGTTTGATGTGGGCAAGAAAAGACATCCATCACATCTAGTTATTTTTAGGCAAATAGGTTCAAAAATTGAGCAGTTACATCAGTCATGGTTAGATGGCTGGTCATTTTCAGATCAAATAGAATATTTAAATGAGGTTGCTGAGAATTTTAAGATTACTAAAGGCTATATTGATAATACAAGAGGGGAATTAGAAGATAGGGGTTTGGCTAAAGCATGGTATCCTATACATTTCACAACGAAGTCTAAGAATATGATGGCACAGATTTTTGAACAGTATGTTCATTCGGGTAAGTTAGCTTTGCTTAAAGATGAAAGGCAAAGACAACAGATTTTATCGGTAAATAATGAATTAAAAGCTCCAGAAACACCTTTGGGACATGGGGATGCATTTTTTTCAATTGCTATGGCTCTTCAAGCCGCTTATGAGACGAGCAATGGTAAATATGTATCATTAGGAAGTTTAACTGATTGGCAATCAGCAATTGCGCCAGATATGGAAATGAATAATAAACGAGCTATAAATATATCTATTTCGGATAATGTACGTCGAAGAGCGACAGAAGTCGAAGACTCAGACGTAGGGACTCCACGATTTAATTTATCGTGGAGTGATAATTATAGTGACGAAGAACTTCAGGCTCCGAATCCTCAGTGTGAAGAATTAGTGTGTATGGAGTCGTTTTGGGTTCCAGAACGAGGGTTATGTTTATACTGTGGGTATAGAAAAAAGAATTAAATAATATTGGGAGGTAGATTAATGAGCATGACAATGACACCAACACAGTCGGAGCAAGAATTTTTAGGGCAGTCTTATCCTATAAGTACGCTATCAGAACAAGCACAAATAATCTTGGGACATAGATATTTTCTAAAGAATGATGAGGGCTTTATTATTGAAAATGACGAAGAACTTTTTACAAGAGTTGCTAAAGCAGTTGCTATTATAGATACTAATTATTATGTGTTGCCGGTGGAAGCAGAATTGTTAGAAAAAGACTTCTTTACTATGATGAGTAAGTTAGAATTTTTGCCTAACTCACCAACCTTAATGAATGCTGGTACAGAACAAGGTACGTTATCGGCATGTTTTGTGTTGCCGTTGGAAGATTCTATGGAAGGGATTATGAAAGCTGCACATGATGCAGCCATGGTTCAAAAATTCGGTGGTGGGACTGGCTTTGCTTTGTCTAAAATTAGACCACGAGGAGCTTCTATAAAAACTACCCATGGTATTGCATGTGGGCCAATTGAAGTTCTCAAGACCCTTTCACGAGTGTCCTCTATGATTACACAGGGGGGAAAGCGTGATGGTGCAAATATGGCTATCATGGCGATTGATCATCCTGATATTCTTGATTTTATTAATTGTAAGTCTATTGAAGGAGAAATTCATAATTTCAATATTTCAGTGGGCGTTACTTCACGTTGGATGGCATATGTCATAAATGATGAAGACTATCCGTTAATTAATCCGCATACTAAAGAAATTGCTGGGTATCTAAATGCACGAGAAGTCTTTAATACTATTGTTGCAGGGGCGTGGAAAAACGGTGAACCCGGCATGATTTTCTTAGATCAAGTAAATATAGATAATCATGTTGGTGATATCTATGGGGAAATGATTGCTACCAATCCCTGTGGTGAACAACCTTTGTTGGGTAATGAATCTTGTAATCTAGGGTCTATAAATTTGGCTAATTTCTTTGACCCTGACCCACGACATGAGTCATGGTCTTATCGAATTAAGTGGGATGAATTAGAAAAGGTGACTAGATTAGCAACACATTTCTTAGATAATGTGATTGATGCGAATTATTATGCTACGCCAGATATTGAACATATGACTAAAGCTACTCGTAAAATTGGCTTAGGTGTTATGGGATTTGCTGATTTGTTGATTCAATTGCGAATTCCTTATAATTCAGTATTAGCAAGAGAGATTGGTGGTATTATTATGGCTAGCATTAGAGAATGGTCTGATGATGAGTCACTAAAATTAGGTGTAAGTAGAGGGACTTTTCCTGCATGGAAGCAAAGTACGTACGATAAATTGACGGAAGCGTATAGAAACCATTGTAGGTTAACAGTTGCCCCTACTGGTACTATTAGTATGATTGCCGATACGTCTAGTGGCATTGAGCCTACGTTTGCGTTAGCATGGAAAAAGCAAAACATTCTTGAAGGAAAGACTTTGAACTATGTGAATAAGTATTTTGAAGCGGATGCGAAAGAATATGGGTTTTATTCGGAACAGTTAATGAATTATTTGGCAGAAGGTGGGTCAGTTAAGCAAGCACAAGAGGTGTTTAATTTACCTTCATGGGTGGTGGCTGTGTATGTAACCGCTCCAGAGATTTCTCCCGAAGATCATGTTCGTATGCAAGCAAGTTTTCAAAAACATGTAGACTCAGGAATATCAAAGACTATTAATTTTGCTAATAGTGCGACTCATAAGGATGTGGAAGAAGCTTATATGTTAGCGTGGAAGACGGGCTGCAAAGGAATTACTGTGTATAGGGCAGGAAGTAGGGAAAAAGAAGTTCTAGTAAAGGGCAATTTGGAATCAACAACTTTAGGGACTGAACCATGTTGTGATAATCCATATGTAGTGCATGAAGCTGGGTGCGAAGTATGCAAAACTTGTGGATGGAGCGCATGTTTAGTTGCGTAATTTAGTATAATATATTAGGGACTCTTTATATATATATATCTATTTAGGAGACAAATATGCGTAAATGGCTACAGAAAATTTTTAATTGGACGGCTATAGCAACAGGTTCTCGACGAACTGTGGGTACTTTAGCATTGCTTATAGGTTTGGGAGGATTAGTAGTGCTTTTTTTAAATCCGATGCCTTTGATAGCGTCTCTATTGCCAATACAGTTAATGGATGGTTCATATATTACGCAAACTTCTGTGCAGACCCTATTGAATTCTGTTAGTCAGGCCAGTGTTCTTGCTTTGAATGCGAGTATTATGACTCTGGTAGGACTATTTGGAATAGGTTTGCTTAGTAAAGGTATATATACTAATCTAAAAGCGTTAGGACGAGGCTTAAAAGCTTCTCCTAGAACTATTATAAACGCCTCAATACGCTTATATAATAGGGTTAATGTGTGGCGTGATTGGTTATTGGCGAAAATAGACTTCTTACAAACAGAAAGTATGAAGTGGAAACGGACTTTTCAGATCATGAAGAGTCCATACAGTTTGCTCAGGATGATGGGTTTTAGTCCAAACATGGCAGTCTCTTTCCTAATCGCAGGGTCAGCCGTTGGTGGTGGTGTTGTTGTTAATGAAACAGTATTCGCAGAACGAAGTTTTAGCCGTGGGGATAGTGGCGTATATTCTGCGCCAAGAGACGTACCGACTACATATGTGGAAGGCACAAATACGCTCCGGATTGACCTTGGTGCAACTCCGGTACGAGAAATTACTATAGAAAACGTCTCAGTCGGGACGGTTTTTACAGGGTCAGCACTACCTTCTGGAGAGGCCAATGTGGTACAGGTTAGTGGAAATCCGGCTGCTAGTGGGTTTAATGCTACTCGTTTAGAAGTTGGACATTTAATATTTGAAAACTCTCGTTGTAAAAAGTTAACTTTGACAGATATTCAAGCTCATACTTTAATAGTGGTTGGAAATGCCAGCGATGGTCAAAGTTTGGCTCCAAGTCCCGGCACAAGTCGTATGAGAGCTATTGGTGGTGGTCATCAACAAGCTGATGCCATGGTAACCTCCGGAGGTACCTATGACCGGATTTGGATTCAAGCCCCGAATTCCGGAATTAATGGAAAAATTGGAACCCTTAAATTAAGCAATTTGTACACTAAGGGTGGCGATTGTGTGCTGTCAAAAATGAATGTTGGAACAATGGAAATTTTGTTAAATGAGGTGGGCATGGGGGACGGATTTTCAACGAAAGAATTTACTATTTCAACGTCTGTAACAGCCGCCAACATATCTATTACAGACAATGTTGAAGTAACTATAGCTGAACCAGCAACATCATAATATAATAGGAGGATAATATGGCAATAGAAAAATCCGATGCACAGGTGGAGGGACTAACGGTTGCGGATGATGGATCGGTGACCGCCACGGTCAACTACAAACTAGCAGATGGCGGGACTGACATCACAAGGGTACGGGTAGATGTGCCTATCACTAATGCGACCAGCGACGAGAAGACGGCTGCGGCTTCACTGGTAGAAAAGGCAAAGGTACTTGCGGTAGCCTAGGAAGGTGCTTGATGTTTGAATATAGAAGTAATTTGCTAAAAATCGTAGATGGTGATACAATAGATGTAGACCTTGATTTAGGCTTTTCCGTTGTTTTAAAGAAACAGCGGATTCGCCTTTATGGAATTAATACTCCAGAATCAAGGACACGAGACTTAGAAGAAAAACGATATGGATTAGCAGCGAAAGCAAGATTACGAGAGTTGTTAGAAGAAGCAACCAGTATTACTGTTAAAACAGCGATTGATAAAAAAGCAAGAGGGAAATACGGACGTATTTTAGGAACGATTTATGCTGACGATGTTAATGTGAATGAGTTATTGCTTGAAGAAGGTCATGCAATTGAATATTTTGGTGGAAAGAAAAATAAAACTAAATGGTGGAAGGAGTAAGTATGGCAGTAACAGTATATACAGCACATGGTTGAGGCCCATGTACAATGACCAAGTCTTGGTTAAGAGACCACAATATATCTTTTATCGAAAAAAATGTTGAACAAGAGGGGGTAGCAGAGGAATTAATGGGGTTAGGTTATAAGGTGACCCCAGTAATTATAATAAATGGGACAACAGTAGTGGGCTATAATCCACAAAAACTGATGGAAGCATTATAGTAATAGAAAGGAGAAAAGTATATGACATTAGGAAATATGTTAAGAGAGAGAGATGTGCAGTATACAGCCCTTAAAGATGAGGTTACAAATACATGGCGAATTTTAAATACATGGCATGATGAGTTGAAGACTTTAAGTCCTGATGATGACATTCCTGATGATAGTAAAGCAGTAACTATATTAACTGAAGGGGGTTTCTTAGCGTTAATTAGAGAAGCCGCAAGATTAGGAGTGTTAGAGAACGTGACCTTTACCGATAGTACAGAGAATGACTTTGAAGAAGAGCGGCAGGAAATGAACGATAAAATAGTAAAATATGAGAAGGAGTTAGCTGTAGTACAAGTTCGTAATAACGAAAGTGAATCCTTTAGATTAAAAGAAAAGGCATTAGGGGCAATTCTTAAATTAGCCGCTATGTCCGATGCGACTTTATTGAGTGAGGACTAAATATGAAATTATCAGATTATTTACCTGAAGTTCCTGCATTTGCTCAACAAATGAGTGCTTTAAGTGAGCAGATTAACCAGTTTCAATTAATGAAAGCAGCAGGAGATACAGGCCAAGCTCCTACTATTGGTCTAGACCATGTAGTTAATACATGGGTTCGCCATCAAATGGCCTATAGACAGCAATTGGTTATGGACTTACAGACTATTTGTATGACGGTGGAAGAAATACGTTCTCCATTAAGTCATATAACGACTGAAGTATTCAGGAGAGGCTTACAATGGAAACCTTTGGTAGCCGATCCAGATAACAGTCAACTAGAAGTCTTTAGTAAGTTTATAAAAGACTGTAATGTCTTTGATCAAAGTCTGGAAGAGGTTTTGAGACAGTTTCACTTTGATGTAAACTCTATAGATGATGGTTTTATCTATCTTGCTAAAGAATATTATAGCTCTGGAGATGGTATATTACGGTCTAAGGTTAAAGAAGTTCGTAGATTGAATCCTTCTTTGGTAGAATTTGACTTAGATGTGTCAGGTTTGCCGAAGAATGCACATTTTCTCTGTCCTATACATAGAGAGCAAGTTAAAGATACTCCTCAAAGTTGTGATCAATCTGGGTGTCCTAGACAATGTCAACCAGTTATGTATAAATACTATCATCGTAATCAACAGATTTATTTGTTTGATTCTGAAGTAATACATATGACTAAGTTTTCTCCTTCCGAAACATATGGCTGGTCTCCAATATTAACAATCTTTGAAAAAGCACTAACGTTAATTGGAATGGATAAGAATCTTTATAGGTATTTCTTTGAGAGGAAGATGCCAGCGTCTATGGTCATGGTCACTACTGATGATCCTGAGAGTTTGCGAAGGGAACGAGCTAATATAGCGGCTCAGACACGGCTTGACCCTAACTATATTCCTATGATAGCTGTTTCAGCTAGGAATCAGAGAGGTCGAGTAGACCTTGTAAGGCTCTTCCATACACTACAAGAGATGGATTATCTTCCTGTTAGAGAGGAAATTAGAGAACGAGTAGCAGCCATGTGGGGAGTAACTCCTGCTTGGCAAGGCGCACCAGATGCTTTTGGTGGGCTGTCTAGTCAAACACAGCAACTAGTTGTTATGAGTCGTGTGGTTGAAGCCGATCAAAGACTCTTTCATGAAAAAGTATTCCCTGTTCTCTTAGATGCGTTTGGTATTACTGATTGGGCTTTAGTTCTGCCTAATCCAGAAGAGAAGGCTGAAGCAACGAAAATTAGTTTTGCTCAACAGAAGGTTCAGGTTGCTAATGCTTTGGCTCAATTAGGATTTACGGTTACCTTAAAAGAACAAGGAAGTGATTTGGGAGAGATAGACTTTGTTATTAGTGGCGAATATGTACCGAAGGCTCAGATGGAGGGAGAAGCGCAAGCTATGCAAATCGCACAACAGGAACAACAATTCCAGATGCAACAGCAGCAACAGGAACAACAGCAGCAGCAAATAGCTTCTGCTCAAGAGCAAGCTAATCAAACAGGTGAACCTGTGGAAGTTGATGTTGGAGGTGGTGGCGAAGGCGGTGGTGGCGAAGCTGAGATACAGGCCATGCTTAAGGCTGATAACGAAGCATCTGACTATGCAAAAATGCGAAAACTTAGCGATACGTTAATGCATGAGGATATGTATCCTGATCAAGACAAGGAAGAATAATGACTACTTCTAATGAAGCAGTAAATGGAAATGGAGAAGAGCAACAACCAACCATTATTACTGATAAGAATTTACAACTTCCTAAAGAGCTACGCTTTTATATTAATGCTAATGAACTTAAAGATTATAAAGGTTTAATACTCTATGAAGGGCCAAGAAAAGGAACATATGTAGATAGAAGCCAATTAGATGAAAAAGGAAAACCTAAAAAAATAAAGGATTATGAGTATAAGCAATATCATTATGTAGATGCTCGTCACCATTGGATTCAACAGCATATAAATAAATATCCACCGAAGTCTACTGGGCCTATTACCGTTGAAAATAAAGAAACAGGAAGGATGGAGACTGTTAGTTTAGACACGTTACATCCTGTTCCTAATCATTCTCCTAATCTACATCGGTATACTCAAGATGGTGAAGAAGCACATCTTCCTGCTGGTGTAGCCCACAAAGACAGTAAAGGAAATCACATCTCTCCTCATAGAGATGAATATGATAGAGAGATTATTGCACAGCAGAATCAAGCTCATATTCTAAATGCTGATAATCGTCAGAAAATACCTAGAGATGCCACTAATGTGTTTGTGGCTGGAAATGCAGAGTCTCCTGTACAAGCAATTTATAGGAATGTACAAGGAAAACAATTTCTAATCTTTTCTCCAGAAGAGGCTAAGAGAAGAAAAGAGATTCATTGGAAGAACCAAACTGAGGCTAGAAAAAGTGCAGATAGTTTAATAGATAAATTATCTGGAGATATTGACAATATAGATAATTGGTCGGAAAGTGATCAAGTTATTTTATTAATTGGTCGGATGGGTTTTCGTCATGGAGGAGATACTATTAATTTTCTTGCAGCCAATGAGGAAGAGCAAGAAAAGAATGGGGCAACAAGCCCTCAAAATACAGGAGAACGTACTGGAATAGGTGCATCATCATTAATAGCTAAGGAAGTATCTATTCAAGACGATGGTTCCGTAAGGTTCCAGTTTTTAGGGAAGAGTAAAATTCCTCACGATCATGTATCAACTGACCCCTTAGTTAAACGAATTGTACAACACGCATTGCGTGGGAAACAGTCAGGAGATCAACTCTTTCCAAGAGCTAAAGAGAAAACAAATATAAATAG